GTAGAAGAAGAGTAGAAGAATAATAGAAGAAGAGTAGAAGAAGAGTAGAAGAAGAGTAGAAGAAGAGTAGAAGAAGAGTAGAAGAAGAGTAGAAGAAGAGTAGAAGAAGAGTAGAAGAAGAGTAGAAGAAGAGTAGAAGAAGAGTAGAAGAGTAAAATCATATTCATTGCATTATTGGCTTATGCCATTTTATTTTTTATTATCCTATTAAAACAATAATCTTTACATAGTAATAAATTTGAATAACTAATATATCAAAGTATGGCAGAATTAGAATTGAAGAAAGAACTATTGAATTCTATTATTACCAAATCACTAGACGCACCAGTCCAAAGGAGCCACGCATGGTATGAAATAAGGGAGACCTCAATAGGAGGAAGCGAAATTGCCTGTGTTTTAGGTGTGAATCCATTCAAAACTATGGATAGCCTATTATTGGATAAATTAGGAGTCGGTCAAAAATTTACAGGAAACATCGCTACAAGATGGGGAACATTATTTGAGAATATTACAGGATTATGGGTTAAAACAATTATGCATTTTGAAACTGACTTGATAGAAATCGGAAGTATTGAGGGTTCTATCAAAGGTCAAAGATATAGCCCTGATGGTCTAGCTGTTATTAGAAATACCAACGGTACATATAGTTATGTATTATTTGAGTTTAAATCTCCTTTGAATTCATTACCTACTAAGACCATACCCAAGCATTATGTTCCTCAGGTTCAAACTGGACTCTTAACTATCCCAGAAGCCGATTATGCTATCTTTGTAAATAACAGTTATAGAAAGTGTGAATTAAAAGATTTAAACTTTACTACTAATTATGATTTTGAATTTCATTCATCAGATTTTAAAAAATTAAAAAATGGACTTAAAAATACACCTTTGGCAATTGGTATTGTATTATTTTATAAATCTACAAATGAAATAATAAAAGGCAACTATATTGATTATGGTAAAAGTAGAGGAGATATTGATTATGGAAGTAGTAGTGAAGATATCGAATACTTATTCGAACAAATAAGTGAGGGTAATATTCAATATGACGTATCCTTCATACAAACTATACAGGGTACATATGATTTTGCCAATTATATAATCAAATCAGAAGAAAAGTTAAATTCATATAATAAAAATCTAATTGGTATTATGCCATGGAAATTAATGAGATCAAATGTTATTAAAGAAGAACGAGATCCCAATTGGAGAAGTGTTATTGAAAAGCCAGTAGAGCAATTTATCTCAATATTAGAAAATTATAGAAAAGAACTAAGTAATAATTCTATTAAAGAAGATGATATTAAAGCATTGAATAATGATAATGATTTTTCAAATGATGATTTTACCTCTATGCAAGGTTTTATTCAAGATACAGATGATATAAATATATTATAAATGAATAAATATATAAATATAGATGGATATCATATTTAAAGTTGTATCTGTTTTATTTTATTCATCACCTAAAGATTTAATTAGTAAGAAAGAAATTAAATCTATAGTAATAGAGAATGAGAACGAAAATGAATATAAAAGAAAATATCCCTTTGAAAAGAGATTCTATGAAATAGAAAAAATAAAAGATCTACATCCTGATAAGATTCCAGTTTATACTTTAGCAATTGGAGATTTGAAAATTAAAAAAGTAAAGTATTTAGTATTTGATGACTTGAAGCTTTATCAATTTATAAATGTTGTAAAGAAGAATATTGAATATAAAAATAAAGAAGGAGATTATTACAAAGAATTATACATTCAATTAGACAATAAAAAAACAATACTAGATCTAAATATAGAATTTGGACCATTATATAGCCAATATAAAGATAAGGATGGATTTTTATATCTTACAGTTAGCACAATGACAAATTATTCATCCAAATCAAAAATAGAAGAAAACACACAATTAGACTCATTAGAAGAGAACACACAATTAGACTTATTAGAAAATGATGAAGATGATACAATAGTATTTTCTTCAAATTAGTTTTTCCACTTTTTAATAACTTTTTGAAATGTATTCATTAATATTTTTTTGTATTTTTTTTCAATAGGCATATATTGTAAATTTGCCATAGATAACCATCTAATATCTACTATTTCTCCTACATTAGAATTACCGTTGAATTTTACTGATGGTTCCCATACACCTATAGCTGTAGCAAAGTAATATATATTTTGAAACGTAGTACCGGCGTCTATATAAGTTTCTATATAAGTTCCCAATTTTAATTCTATTCTAATCTTATCTAAATCAATACTAGTCTCTTCTTTAAATTCTCTCAATGCAGTATTAAGTCCCTGTTCGAAGGAATTATCCTCTTTGCGTCCCTTTGGGAATTCCCAGCGAGTATCGCAATTAGTTGATTGAGATATTAATCGCTTAAGTCTAACTCCTCCATCTCTTAAGAATATATTTTCAAATAGCTTTTTCTTTTTTAAATACACTGTATATATCCTTGCTAATTTATCATTAACAAGACTATCAGGAATAGAATGATAAATCCTATACCACAAATTTGTAAATTTTAAACTCAATATATCTATCTTTTCATGATAGGTCATCCCATCAAATAACTTCATTAAATACCCATCATTAAATTTCTTATAATTACCTAGAACAAAATCACAAAAATTATAAGTGATAGATTTTTTTATTAATAATATCTGCGTAATGTTATTACATCTACGCAGACAAATTATACCATAAGACCTCTTCATTTAAATTACAAATTACAAATCACAAATTTAATATGCTTATTTGTTAGTTGCATATTAAAAGTTGCATATTAAAACTTTATTCATTAATATTATAATATGGATATAGAAGAAAAAAATATATATTCTTATGAGCTAGAAAGTATTATTGTAGAATGTCAATCCAATATGTTATACACTAAGGAACAAACAAATAAGTTATACAATTTAAACAATACTTATATACAAATAAAAAATAGAATATTTAATGATCTTTTTGTTTATCTATTGCCTGTTTTAGAACTTGAAAAAATTCATCAATCTCATGAAAAGTAGAATTATCACTAAATGATATTCTAATTACTCCACGCTTAACTATAGGAGGAGCCCCTATAGCTGTTAATACATGGCTCGCATGTTTTTCTTTTGTTAGACATGCCGACCCAATAGATACTACTATATTTTTTGAATCTAAATACTTTTTCAATTCTACATTACAGAATGGCCTTCCCTTAGGTTTGCATATTGCTAGTAAGACAGTATTAGGTAAGATAAAGTTCTTTTTATCTCTTGGCGGACCTAAAGAGATGAGTTGTATTTCTTCATCCTTCTTAATTATTTTTTTATTTTTTTCACTCGCTCCTAATACAATATCATTTTTAAAATCCGAGGTCTTAAGAGTGCCATCGAAATTCTCTTCAATATAATCAGTTAATTCTTTAAAGTTGTAATACTTTTCCAATTTGTCAAGTAAGTAATCTCTTAGTTCAAACAATCTCATATTCTTCTTTTTTCTATTTGTAAACGCGTATTTTAAGGCAGTCATCATGGAAGCAATTGCAGGTATATTCTCTGTGCCTCCTCTTAGCCCTCCCTGTTGCGTTCCATTGATCATAGCTTCTAATCCATATCCTTCAATAAGAATATTACTCAATACTAAAATTCCTATGCCTTTAGGACCATAGAACTTATGGGCACTAACTGACAAAGCATCGATATTATCACTTGACATATTAATTTTATATTTTCCAAATAACTGAACACAATCACTATGAAGAGGAATTCTGTGTTTATGTGCTATTTCTCCGATCTCCTTTATGTTATTAATTACCGGTATCTCATTATTAGCATACATAATACTAATCAAACAAGTATTAGGCTTAATAGCTAGTTCTATATCTTCTGGTAAAATATTACCATAAATAGTCGGTTGTATAAATGTAACATCTGCATCATGACTATCTACTAATTTTTTAACACAATCTATAGAAGTATTATGCTCAATAGCAGAGAGAATAACATGCGGTCGTAATTCACTATGTCTCTCATATAACTTCTTCTTATAAGCATGACAACAAGCCCTAATAATATAACTATTTGATTCTGAACCTCCACTAGTAAAAATAACAGTATGCGTTGCCCTTGATACATTACATTGCTCTAAAGTTGCATCTATGGCTTTAACAAGCAGTTGTTTAGCAGGAAGTGCAATCTTACTATCTGAACTTGCATTATAACAACCTAACCATTCTATTAGAGTTTTTTTTGCTAAAGGACAAATCGCCGTTGTCGCATTGTTATCAAAATAAATAAATGGCTTTTTGCTCATTGACTATATTATTTTAAAAAAAAATATACATCTTGTATATTTAATTCGTTTTTAAAATATACATCTTGTATATTTAATTCGTTTTTAAAATATACATCTTGTATATTTAATTCATGTTTATAATTGTTTTATTTTAATATTCCATATCCAGAGCATTCAAAACATTCAAAGCATTCATCTTTTATTTGCTATTCTATATTCAAAATATTCATCTTTATGAATATTTTAAAACGTTGCAACTTGTCTCGTAGCCTTATGTTCTGTTCGCCACTTTTGAAACTTGTCCAGACGCTCCTTCATGCGAGTTTGAGTTTGTTCATAATTCATGCCAAACATAACATGGAGCTGTTCAAGAATATAATAAACCATAGTATTACTAATGGTCTTAACACCTTGACGAAGAACAGTGAGTCGTAATGCTGAACCAATTCGCATGATAGAATCATAGATAACTAGCGAAAAGAATTGCTTAAATTCCTTGCTAACACTAGTTTCTAGGTATCGAGAACGATCTTCTTGCGAAGCTTGAGAAGCTAGACGCATCTTAACACTTCGGCAAATTTCACCTACATATCCTTCAAAGTTAAAATTTGCAGTAGTGTGTTCATATACTAATGGCTTATCAGAACTCTTTTCATCTTGAGAAGCTACCCATCGCATAGCGGTCTTATACGAAGGTAGAGTAGAGACGAAAGGCTGATACATATTAGTATCAGATGATTCATTTTCTACTGCATGGCGTAGTCGCACGATATGACGCGAGTTTTGAAGGCAATTGCGAATACCATTTTCTGCATATTGTTCAACTACTTGGTCTAGGAAACAAGCAATGATATTACGAGTATTGCCAGATAGACGAGTACATAGCTTATTAATTAAAGCAGTTGAACGAGTCCAAGAGTTGTATTTGTCCCCATGGTAAGCATCGTTCTCCTTCAGATATTCAGGAAATCGTCGGCGAAATTGGGTTTGGAACTCTTCTAGTTCCTTAGTATTACCCGCTTCCATTAAGCTCTTTTGGCGAGCTTCATGGGTAGCACGGTCCGCATCACTCATAGCTTGAAGCGTATCACGGTCAAAAGCCTCAAGTAGAGTTTGGCGATAGCTTCGTTCGGCTTCTGCAATGACTTCGCGAACATCAGAGGGAAGTTGAGCAAGGGGAACTTGCGGTCCTTGTTCTTGAGGAACGGTATCAGACTTTGAACGCTTGGGACGATTCTCAGCAGTTAATACAGCTTCCTTAGCATGGAACTCACGAGGATTCAAAGCAAGATTTACAAGAACAGATTTAACACGAGCAGGACCAATTCCAATACCAGTCTCATCTACATTCGTAGGCTTGGCATTGAATACACGCTTTTGCTTACTTTCTTCTTTAGATTCTCCTGAAGTCTCGGAAGCAGTCGCCGAAGCAGTGGTGGAAGTAGATGCTGAAGCAGTAGCGGAAGTAGATGAATCTGTTGCTGAAGCGGTTGATGTTTCAGTACTCTTTTGCTTCTTAGATTGACGTTGCTTCTTCTCTGGTTTAGGAGATGGCGCATCTGTAGAAGATGCAACAATTTCAACAGTCTTAGCAACTGAGGTTTCGACTGCTTGGACAACTTGAGCTACTGTAGTTTCCTCACTTTGAGCCTTCTTGGACTTACGTGCAGATTTGACCTTGGGCTCGGCTACAACTGATGACTCGGTCTTAACTGCTTCAGCTTGGACGGCTGGTTCAGCAGTTTTCTTATTACGCTTAGTGGCTTGTTTCTTTGGACTTTCTTTTTCTTGTTGTACTTTTTCTGGTTTGCTTTTGGCTTTTTTTTCAGTGGTTTCAACTTTGGTCATTTTTGGCGGAAACAGCTTACAGTTATATAAATATATCGTCATTTACGTTTAAATGAAATTTAATTTCTATTAATCTAGATTTATTATTTTAGCCTTTAGGTTAATAATTAATTAATTTTAGAAAAAAAAATATTTATCATATATTATGTATGATAAAAAAATATTTATCATATATTATGTATGATAAATTCTAAATTAATAATCATCATTTAATAAATCTTCACTTTCATCTTCCATAGTACGCTTCATTTTTTCATCTATATTCTTATCTTCTTTATTCCATTCTGTATTGGACTTGAGATTAGTTTTATTATCTTTCTTTGTTTCACCGTTTGTTTCTTTTTTTGTTTCATTGTTAGCTTCTTTAATCATTACATCGGTCTTTTTAGATAGTTCTTTCAAGTAATCGGCTGTTATATCTTCATCTTCGTTCTTTTTTGCTTCAACAGTAGGTTTTGCTTCAACTGTAGGTTTTGTTTCAATAGTATTTTCATCAACCTCTTCTACTCGTAGTTTTGCATTTGTCATCTTAGGATTTAAGTTAGCTTGACTTTGCATCATATGCATTTGTTGCATTTGCATATTATGCATGTGTTGCATATGATTAGGTACTTGAAAACTAGGTTGCATATGAGGTGGCATATGAGTTTGCATATTAGGATGCATGTGCGGTGGCATATGTGGAGGATGATGCGTTAATTTACCCTTTAACTCTTCTTCATTCTTTTTTGATTCATTCGTGCTGACTACCATCCATACAATCAAGCAAACTAACACTACAAGTATAACTGCAAAAACAATCATCATCATAGTACTATAGCCTTCTTCTGTAGTTGCAGTCTCTTCCTTCGTCTTACATTTTGTCTTAAATACGGTATCGTGCGATTCATCTTCATCAGAGTCCTGAGTATTTGCAATTAAAACATCGGCATCTTCTTCAACTACTACGGCAGTAGCTTTTGTTTTTTTTTCAACTGGTAAGGGTGAAACTAATAAACTATTTTGTCGTCTTGACATATTTATTCTATATAATAAATTAAGGTAAATCTTTATATTAAATATATAGACAAATCAACAAATGGAGAATTTTATAGAAAATAAATTAACCCATAGTAAAAAAGTAATAAGTAAAATTCTTAATTACTATTCCTTCAGAAAATCAAATATCAATGAGAAGGAACAAATCAATAAAATTATAGAAAAGCTTGAAAAAGAACAAAATGATAATTATAAAGGAGGTGATGTATCATTTTCTTCAAAGGATATAGATTTACTAAAGTCAAATCTACAATCGATATTTAAAATATATGACTCGCTAGAAACTTATTTAGCGAATGTAGATTATGTAATCGAAATATTCAATTCTCCAGATTTTATATTAAAGAATAGTGTATCAAGCACTTATGAATCGGACATGGCTGAAACATTACACGAATTAAATATCGAATATAAAAAATTTAAAGGAATGTATAAAAGTCTTGATGTTTTATTTTTGAATGAATTAATAACTAAAATAACAGCGAATATTTTATTAAATCTAGGAACTTTTATA